AGCAGTAGCGTTCTTTTCCCAATAGTCAGTATCAATAGATCCTTCTGAATACATCCATCTTAACGATGAACCCAGAGAAGCGTTGTGAATCATAAGCTGATGCGCCTTATTAATCTCACGCTGTTTCCCAACTAATGGACTCACAGCGCTCATAGGGTATGGTGTACCTGTCCATTTGTAAGTAAATGGAACAAGTGGATAATGCTCTATGGGCAACATTTCTTCATACAGGAATACATCACCAGCAACACAACATTGTTTTATTGCAGGCTTATAAAATTCAACAACATCTACAATCATATCAACAAAGTTTGTATCTGTTTGCAATACTTTATATTCTTTTTCGTTTACAACATTATTTTGAACTATACTTGCAGCTTTTTGTGCTTCTGCCATCAATTGCTGTTGTGCATTTTGCAATTGAGTTTCGTTCATTTTAGTTTCTCGCTCTATCTCTAATTCCATTCTTTCTGGTAACATTTCACCAGTTTCCACAGCTTGTGCAAGTTTTTGTTGCATTTCTTGCATACGAACAGACATTTCTTTTTGCATTTCTTGTATTTGCACAGAAACTTGTTGTGTTATCTGTTGCATTTCTTCTTCTGTTGGTACCGTTCTGTAAAATATATTATAAAATTTTTCTTGGACTTTTTCATACAATTCAAATAATTCTACTAAATCATCTTGCCCACCATCCATATTATAGGCTTCTTTTATATCTTTGTATTGTATATCAGCACTATCTGTAGCATTTAATGACAAGCTATCGGTGTCAGTATAATTGCCAGATGCTTTTTTAATTTTATTAGCATATTGTGGATATTGTTGCATAAGCTGTGTTCTGCTAAATACTTTTCGTATCATAATGTGTGCAGCATCTCTAAACAATGGATCTCTTGACTTTGGGTCTACAAAAATATCAAAAGGTTCTGGTTGTTGTATTACAATCTCACCCATGCCTTGGTCAGCGTTAGCATCAACTGTAACTAACAAATAACCTACACTTTTTGTAATAGCATCGTTAACTACATTACTATACAAGGCTTGTCCGTTAGAGCCATTCCATATATAGTCAGCAATATCAGAAAATACAGCAGCAACACCAGCATCATCCCCTTCAGCTCCAATTGCTTGCCATCTAGGATTTGATGCTGTAGCATAGTAGTTTAACATTTCAACAACAGGTATAACACGATTAATTGTAAACGTTGGCATACCAGTTTCTTGTAATGCTTCTTTTTCTTTAGCAGACAATTGATTGTCTAAATAAAAGTCATAACCTTCTTGATTTATAGACTCCCAATTATCACGATGTGAGTTTTTTAGAGAATCAAAAAGGGTTTTTATCCTATCTGCTTTTTTATTTTGTTTTTTTGTCATGCTTTATGCAATTATCCAATCTTTGGGCTTTCTAATTTTTCTACGGTAAGTTCCGTCTTTACGGACAGACAAATGTTGGGGCGGGTAAGCGTACTTTACAGCGTATGCTAACGCATCAATGGTGTCATCATGCGCCATTCTAGGACCAAATGTAACAATTTCATGTTGTAAATCATAATGACTTTTTTTAATCTTTATCGAACCAATAGTCATACGTTGTGCAAGCACTCCTTGTATTCTATCTAATTTACTTTGTCTTGTTCCAGGTTTTTCTTCACGCCATTTTACGCTAAAATCATTTCTTCTTCTAGATTCTGACATCAAAGTTTGAAATATAGGTCTAGACATTGTAGTATCTTCGACTACAAAAAGCGAAGGATGGTAAATTTTTTCCATTTTATACATTTTATCTACTATTCCTTCTTTGCTATCTCCAGGAATACCTATAACTGGCAATCCACGCTCTCTCATGTAATCTAAAACGTATATATTATTATTTTCATCTACAGCTACAACCATAATAACAGAAAAATCAGAATCTCTTCTATGCGAATCAGTTGCAGGATCTACTCCAGCAAAAACATTTACAGGAACTGCATCATCATCTTTAACTATATAACTAATGCCAGTTTCTTCTTCGTGAACAAATGTGCCTTCCCAATGTTTTATATGACGCATATTAAATATAGAATCTTCTTGAGATTGTACTTCCATCATATATTCTTGATAGAATTTTTGTGGTTGTCCAGAATCTTGGTAAAATTTCTTTTTTTCGTCTAATTTTTTTATAGGAAACCAAGAATCCCATAAAGAATTACCTTTTTTGTCTATTGCCTTGTACGTTTTAACTGTCCATGCAAAACTCTTTTTATCTCTTTTAGCTTTTTCGTAATTAGTTAAAAGATTATTAATAAAGGAATCATAATGCACAGGAGTACCGTTAATACGCAGCCTGCCAGTATGAGGCTCCAAAGCAGGATAAACAACCGCAGTGATAAGGTTTGAGTTTTTTGCTCTAGCATCTGGAGTAATCGTATTGTTCTCATCTTCAAAATCATCCAATATTACCAAGTCATAGCGTTTGTGGAGCTTCGCACCTCCCCTAATACCTGATATGTTTGATTTGCACAGAAGTTTGTGTCCTGTATTAAGCTCTATATCTTCTTCTGTCCATTTTCTACCTTTTAAATTACCAAAGTAATATTTTATTCTATCATTAAACTCTAAGTGATGTTTAATGTAATCCATATTACCTGTAGCAAGCTTAGCTGTCGCCGATACCCATCCGTAAAACAATGGTTCTTTAGTTGTAAATAAAAATGACCAAAGGATGTCGCATTTTGTTAAAACTGTTTTACCATGTCCTCGTGGCATGATGACAGCTAATTGCTTGGTCTCTTTGTCCATAATTGCATCAGCTATTTCATAATGAAACCATGGGGTTTCAGAACGCATATAGTCATCAGGTAAAAATAATTTACCAAATGCAATCATGTCTTTTGACGCTTCTAGCAAAGCATTTTCTGCCTTGCTAACATTTTGAGTATTAATGTTCAAAGTTTTTTAGAATGTATCTAATAAAGCTTTTACTTCTTCCCAAA